TAACTGCAGTTGTAGCAGGTACAGGTTTATCTGGAGGAGCAACTTCTGGTTCAGCAACTCTTAACATAGATACTGGTACAGTAGTTGACTTAACAACTTCACAAGCATTATCAAACAAAACTCTCACAAGTCCTGTTATCAATACAGGAGTATCTGGGTCAGCAATATTAGACGAAGACGACTTTGCTTCCGACTCAGCTACTAAACTAGCAACACAACAATCAATCAAAGCATATGTAGCAACTCAAGTAGCGACTGCTAATGAATTATCAGAATTAACTGATACTAACATTACTAGTGCTGCTGATGGTGCATTATTATTCTATGATACAACAACATCTAAATGGATAGATAATGTTGTATCTGGAGATATAACTATTGCTGATACTGGTGTTGCAACTATTGCGGCAGGTGCAGTTGATAATGCAATGTTAGCAGGTTCAATTGCAAATAATAAACTTGCAAATGACTCAGTAAGTTTTGGTGGAATAAGTTTAGATTTAGGACAATCAGATGCTACTCCTGCTTTTGATTTAACAGACGCAACTAATTATCCAACTAGTTCATTAACAGGAACAATTACAAATGCACAATTAGCAGGTTCAATAACTGCAGCTAAGTTAGCAGGAAGTATTGGAGATAGTTTATTATCAACAATATCAACAGCAGATAAAGTTTCTGCAGCAGCAGTTCAAGTTGATGGTGCTACAGATGGAACAGGAATTACTTTGGCAACAACAGACAAATTAATAGTAGATG